GGGGAAAGAACCTTTGCAAAAAACATCTGGTTGTCGTTTTTAGTTGTCGCAGTTGTTTCACCATTTCTGCGTGGGGGCCTCAAACAATTTATTTGTTTGAGGCCCCCACGCCAAAATGGTGCGACAACTGCGACAACTGAAAATGACAACCAAGCGTTTCCGTAAAGGTTCTTTCCCCCTATAACCCTCTATCTCCAAAGCTATACCGTTAGCCAGCAGAGCAGACCGTAGACGAGAGCTGGCGTGAAGTTCGGACTGGTGGATGGTCTGCGACTATTCCAGACATGGAGAATTGACTTCATTTTGTAGTCGGTTGAATATGTAGAAATGTTGCATTGACTATTCCTAGTGGAATGCTATGGATTGATTAAAATATCATAGGGTGATACTGGGAATTAAATTGAGCAGGAACAGACCAAATCGAACGGTACGAGTTATTATATGAAATAATCCGTGATTATTGGGAGTAACTATATCTGTATACTATAATAAGTACGATTATTATACGAAATAGATATAACTAGAGGAAGAATAAATTATACGAAATTGGAACGAGAGGTGATTTTGAAAGTGGTCGGATGACTTAGCGACTATTGCACCGCTCTTTTCCTAAAAGGCGAACAACTATTTCACACAAAAAATACACGACTATCTGACGATGGTTCGCAAGAAAACGATACGACTATTACTATACGACTATCAGCGGGCACATCGTTACTATACGATATATAGGACTTTCAAAAGCTAGTTGTCTGACGACTTTACGACTATTCTACGACTATTTTTCAGGAGAAACTACGACTATTGGTTACGACTATTCCAGCCGAAACGCTACGACTATTGTTCGCCCTTATTAGCTATCGGGCGAAAGCCCGAACAGAGATACGGCGGCAGCCGTTAATGGTTCCGCGCCGCCCGCCGCGCCCTGCTGCTGGACTGACTCGCCGGGTAGAGAGTGCCAGAGCTAACCCGGTGCCAGATTGCGTGCCGCCGGGCTGACCCTGTACAGGCGGAGACGCTGCACCCCTCAGCAGGTGCGCCGGGTGTAGCACTTGCCAGCGATCCGCAGACGGTAGGAGCTGACCCCGCCGGGCTGGCATGGTCTGCGATCTGCTGCGCCCTTATATACCTTATTATAATAGGGCGGCTGTGCTGGTCTGTACAGCGTCCGGCGTGGCGCTGGTATCTGGTATGTGCTGGAGGCATTGCGGCGCTGTGATGCGCCCCAGCGTAGCGCAGGTTGTGCAATGGCTTGTTGTGTTGGTTTGGTATCTGCGGCGGTATAATTGGGCAAATCACAGGAAAAGCCACTGTAAAGTTCTGTGCGCTGTTTTGCGGCGTGGGCGGTATAATTGCATAGACTGCACAAAACGCGCTGTAAACGCTTGTATGGGGCTGTATTGCAGCAGGGCAAAATAAAAGCCCTGCACCGTGTCGGATGCAAGGCAAAAGAAAAGCCCCACCACGTGGGCGGGGTTGAATATGAAATCCTGTCAGCGCTGGCGGCGCCAGATATTATAATCTGCTGCGGTCATGATGGTAAAGCCGCCGCAGACCTTGACAACAACGCAATCACTGGGGCAATCCTTGCGTGCATAGTAACGGGTGGTATACAGTCCAGTCATCACGTTATATCCCTTGTTAGTCATAATGTAAGCCCTCCTTATTTGGATGCTTTAAACAGCGCAGAGAAAAACCAGAAGAAAAACAGAACACAAGACAGAATCACAACTTGCACCCCCCAACGGCCGCACATTTGAGCGCAGACGCAAGATAACTATACTTTTTGGGGGTGTGGGCGCTGTCCGTGTAAACGTACCAGTTGCGCACCGCGTCTTGTTTGACTGTGCAGCCATTGGCAGCCGTGAACGTTACAACGGCATCATGTGCAAGATTTGGCTCTATTTGTCTATACTCTTGCAGAATGTGCGGCACTGTGTTGTTATGGGACGTATAAGGCAGGTCGATGCCTGCAAAACGGACTTGCATAATCATGTTATAACCTCCCTTATACCACGCTAAACCGCTTGTAAACGGTCTTTTTGCTGCACTCCGCGTATACATCCGGGTGCGCTGCCTGTAAAAGCTTGCTATCGAGTCGGACGCTCTGCACGTCTTTATAAATGGCCTTTGCGGTGCCCTGCACCATTTCGGGTGCGCCGTGCATCATGTCAATAATTTCAGCCTTTACAGCGTCGTTCATTGCTTCTAGCTCTTCAATAAGCCGCTTATTTTCGCGGTATGCGTTCACTTTTTCTTCAAACGTCGTCATTTTTAAGCCCTCCTTATTAGCTATTGAGGAATGCGATCATAACGAGTGCGCCGGAGATCACGCCGCCCACGTACCAGAGGGCTGCCCACTGGGTAAAGTCTAAAGTAATCATTTCACTGCGCCTCCGTATTTTTGCCGTTTGGGTTAATCCAATCGTTCTTGATATCGTACCGTTTGCAGTAGCGATAAAGGTTAATCAGCTGCACAAAGTCGCCAGCGCTTATATATGCCTCGTTGTCCGGTGCATCAAGCGAACAAATAAGGGTTGTTCCGTTGTCCTCCCGCTGCACAAGTTCCAACTTTCTGCCGTTGTTTACTTCAAAAACAAGTTTGTTCATACGTTGCACACCTCCCGAACAAATTCCTTTTGCAAGCTGTGCAGGTGCTTTTCCAGCTCATCAGCGTTGCACAAATCTCGGCGCATTTCCCGCGCCCGCTTTTCGTAGCGGCTGACCGTCTCCCGATCGGGCTTGATGTTTCCAAAAGGGCGGTATCCGGTGCAGATTGCAACGCCTGAAGTGATAGGGTAAATATCAGCGTTCCACCCGTATACGCCGGCGGTGTAGGCTGCGGGGTCGTCCATGCACAGCATATTTTGTGCATCGCAGTAACTTACTTGGATAATGGTCGGGTATTGGGATTTGACATCCCGCATGGTTCTTTTTGCCTTCATGGTTTTTGTCCTCCTGTTTTGTGGTGGTGTGGTGGTGTACATCCTCTGTACATTTACTATTATACATGATTAAACGTACAAGTCAATAGTATATTCAAGATTAAACGTACAAGCATACAAAAATGTTGCGTGTGCAACAAATAGGTATTGTAGACAGCCCCGCCAATGGTACGATCTACCAAGCGCGGCCTATCTGGTATCGAGTGCAGACCGGTGCAGCGTGTCCACGTCCGGGCGTGTGTGTCGGTGCGTGGCGTGGTCTGCCTTGTATCTGGCACGGTCTGCCCTGCCGCCTGTCGTGTGCAGTCCATCCGGGTGCGCTTGGGGCTGTGGTCTCCGCCGGCGGGGTATATAGCCGCCGCCCAGCCCCACCCGGTCAGTCTCGTCACCACCGAAAAAATAAAAAAGGCTCAAAAAACACCCTACCCCCCATTGTCAATCTCAAAAATCCCGCCAAAAAACAAAAAGACCCCTACAAAGGGTCTACGTTCTGTGCTATACTTGCCTTACAAGCCTTGAAAGGGAGGAATCTACAATGGCTAAAAGTAAAATGACAACGTGCAAGCACTGTGGTGCAGAGATTGCCGCAAGTGCAAAGGTCTGCCCTCAGTGTGGCGGTAAGAACAAGCCGCCCATCTACAAGCGCTGGTGGTTCATCACCATCGTTGTTTTGATTGTCTTGTCTGCTATTGGTGGCTCTAGTGATAGCGGCAAGAAGGGCTTTGAAGAAGGCTACAAGGACGCCACATCTGAAAAGGCAAGTGCATCGACCGCTTCTTCCGTTGCATCTGTTGTGCCTGAAATCAGCGAGGATGATTACAAGGCAGAGTGCCAAGCTGTGGATTACAAGGAGCTGTGCCGTTATCCTGAAAAGTATGAAGGAACTAAGATTGTAGTCAAGGTAAAGGTCTCGCAGATTATTGACGCAAACTTCTCTGGCAGCGAGAAAGCGTGGAGAACTTACACGGACAACAGCGGATATGGATTCTATGCTGATGACGAGTATTATATGCTGGATAAGCGTGGCGGCGATGCTGTGAAGATTCTGGAAGATGATATTATCACCGTCTATGGTGAGTTCACCGGGCTTGAAAAAATCACTAGAGCATTGACCAGCACTACCGATGAACTGCCCCGCATTGAAGTCAAGTACGCAGACCTTGTGGATGAATAAGGAGAACATAATGGAAAACAAAACGCCTAAGAGCGATTTGATTCCTTGCGAACACTGCGGTCATATGATTTCTAAAACGGCTAAGACCTGTCCTGAGTGTGGCGGGCGAAACAGAAAATATATAAGTGCTGGCAAAGTTGTGCTTATAGTTGTCATGCTTATTATCTTCGCTTACCTTGAATTTATGCTTTCCGCTTCGTTCGCAGCGGTTTGATCTAAACGAAAAAGCCAGCGGCTAGATGTTCTCTAACCACTGGCTTTTCTTATGGGCTATTTACGATTTAAGCGTTGGAAACATGATAGGAGCGCTGACTTCTTCCTTTTCCCTGAGAATGTCGAGCAAACAATCATTGTATCCCATTGAATAGCTGTCCTCGCAAAAATGTTGTACGGACGTTGCTAGTGCTACACTTACAACTTCTCTTGACCGCTTATCCTCTGGCATGATGATTTCTAATGCCTGATTAAGGATTTCATGGCTTTTTTCTAAAACGGCTTTGTGCTCTTCATTCTCAGCTTGTAGCCGAAACATTTCTTCCGAGTAGTCCATCAGCACGTCTCCATTCTGATTTGCTCGCCAACAGGCAGATAGCCCGCTTCTTTGAGCTTGCTGTAAATGAACTTCTGACCAGCTCTTGTCCAGCGGGTAACCTCTTTCGTCTTTCCGTTCGGCAGCTCGATCGGATGCCCAACAACGTATCCGTTGCCAAGATACTTCTGGTAAGGAATCCACTGTTTGTTCACAGTATGTTGGATGCCAAGCCCTCTAAGAATCTGGTTCAGCTTTCGTGCGCTCATGCCGTAGTTCATGGCAATCTGCGTTGTAGTCAGGCTTTCATCGGAAAGCAGCATCGCCTTTGCGTAGTCAGAATCCGGCTTCATCTTGGCGTTTTCCGCTTCCAGAGCCTTTACTTTCTTGCGCTCCGTGTCGATAACACTGTTGGCAGCAATCAGAGCACGGCTCAACAGCATCTCTGTCGATTCAGGCTCCGGGTTGGTAAGCTTCTGCTCCATCTGATTGAAAGCGTCAATGTACTTGAGTTTCCATTCAAGGGCTTCTTTGCCGGTGAAGCCCATAGCCAGCAGGGTGAAGCCGTCACGGTTCATCAGATACATGGGATATGTCTGACCGTTCTGCTCGTGGGTGTACTCGGTTTTGTAGAACATGGGGGTCTGCTCATTTTTGAGCACACCCTGTGACATGATGTTTTCTACATCTCGCATGACGTTCCGATGTTCTTTTCCAAAGTTCTCTGCCACTTCACGGCTTGAAACGACAACCTGCCCGTTTTCGCTGATAAGATTGATAGCATATTTAACTTTTTGTTCCATAAAAACTCCTATGGTTCTTGCGGAACAAGCCAATTCCTGCTATAATAAGGCTGGAACAGCTTGTTCCAGTGGTTTTGATGATACGTTCGCTGTGGTCGGCAAACTTTAGCGGACGTATCATTTTTCGTTTTCATTGGTGGAATCCATCGGATGCAGCGTAAAGAACGCTTCACGGAACGCAGCAGAGATGGACACCCGGTTCTTGATGCAGTATTCCTGCAAGCTTGCAAGCTGCCGCTCCGTCACGCTGATGGTAACGGTGTGACCGTAACGCTCTGCGTAAGGACTACTCATACACATTCACCCCCTTTCGTTTTGCTGTGCAATAAGTGTAACTGCAAAATATCTGAATGTCAATCAAAAATACACTAGATATTGTGTTCGCTAGTGCTGACATCAGATTTTGCCGTTCTTATTTGCTGCTCCCGCTTCGTACCCTGCCCGGTAGTTCAATTCGGACAGTTTACCCAGTGCTTCGGCGTACTCCCTGTCCTCGCTGGTTGGCTCTTTGCCGTGGGCGAAAGTTTTCAGAAATTCTTCGGTTGTCGTAGGAAAGTTCATGTTTTTTGCTCCTTTCTATTGCAGAAGTTGTCTGCTTCTGCTATAATAATTGACAGAAACCGAGACTGCGCCCTTGGTTGCGTAGCTTCTGTTTTGTGGTGGAATAGGTCGTCAGTGCTACTTTGGTCGGTATGCTGACGGCCTATTTTTTATGCCACAAAGGATAAATCTGCTGTTGTTGGCTGATTCATCGTGTGTTCTGCTGTCTTAGATTATAGACGCTTGGTATATAGTTGTCAACAGCCCAATTTGTATAATTTGCATCAGATATATCTGATTTTTACTCATTATAACGTAAATTTACGTTATTTGATAGTACTCCCGTAAACGGATTAGTTTACCCTAGTGATAGTAACTCAAAAGATATTTTTCGATAATTCGTAAGGCTACTATTCAAGTATACAGTTTGTAAAGCAACGAAAAAGTTTACAGCCGTTTGACCACCCTATTGATAGTAAAAATTTAAAAATACGCAAACTTTCTCTTGACGATTAAACGTACATGATGTATAATGGGGTCAAGAAAGAGAGCTGGTAAAAATGAAAAATGTGGCTGCGTATGTCAGAGTTTCTACAGATGGGCAATGTGGCGAAGATAAATTCGGAATGGAAGCCCAGAAAGAGCAAATCGAAGAATACTGCCGCAAGAATGATATGAATATCATCAAGTGGTTTACTGATGCTGGCGAATCTGGTGCAAAAGAAAGGCCAGGATTTGACAGTATCGTGTATGGCGATGTTTCCAATCCTCCGTATGAAGCGGTTGTTGTTGCAAAAAGCGATCGAGTTGCAAGAGACATCAATGTTTATTATTATTACAAGATGCTTCTGCTTAAAAAAGAGATTTCTCTTATTAGCGTTGCGGAAGATTTTGGAAAAATGGGAGTTTTTTCTACAATGCTTGAAGCGTTTACACTTTGCTGCGCTCAAATGGAGCGTGAGAACATCACGAAAAGAACTTCTAGCGGCAGAGCCATTAAGGCTGCAAGCGGTGGATATAGCGGAGGCAAGGCTCCGATGGGGTATGAGGTTAAGGACGGGGAACTTTCAATTAAAGAAGATGAAGCAATAATTGTTCGGCGTGTTTTTGAATTGCGTGATGCTGGCAATACAATTCGTGGCGTAGCGGACAAATTGAATGAAGAAGGCTACTGCGGCAGAAATGGAAAGCCGTTTACATCTAGCACAATTCAATCCATTCTTGGGAACAGAAAAACCTATGAAGGCTACTACCGTTACGGCAAAAGCGATGAATGGGTTAAAGGAAAGCAAGAGCCTATTTTGTAAAAGATACGGAGGGCATTTTCATGATTGAAAAGAAAGTTGAAGAATCAACCGCTTGCAATGCGTTTATGAAGAACGCAACTGCTGTAATTCTTGAATATGTGCTTGAAGTTGGAATTGATAAAGCTGTAAAAGATTGCGTTAAAGATAGCGAAATCGTTCATTGTTTTCCCCATCTTGAATCCTACGCAAAGGAACACGGATTCATTTAACCCGCCAGACATGGTATCGGATTGCTGAACAGAACAGGTGAAAGGAGCAAGAGCCTATGGATAAGTGGAACAACAGGAACTCGTATGATTGGCTTGCAGGAGCGGTCGTTGGACTTCTTACCGGGTTCTTCATCGTAGTTGTGGTTGCGAGGTGCGTTCTGTGATACTTAGTGACAATATGAAGCGCCTGATCGACACGCTGAACACCTATGAACCAGACCTTCCGAATGGATTCTATTCTGTAAAAGTCCTGCAAGATAAGTTGGACTTTACGGCACAGTTCGTTCTTGAATCCCTTGCCAACGATGGGCTGATACGCTGGGGCGATACGCAGCACACAGCGTTTTGGCTGTTGGAACGTGCGAGGAACTATAAGAAAATCCACAAGCTGGAAAAGATTGAACAGTGGAAAGAACGTGGGATAGGATTTGCTTGTGGCGTTCTGACCAGCGTTGTTGCAGGGCTGATTAGCATTGCGCTAGCTGGCGTTTTCAGTTGACATTGTTTGCAACCTAGAATAAAACCGAATATTTGATTTTTGTGCAGTTGTAGGCACTCTTTACATTTTCAGGTAGGGGGTGCCTATTTTTTTATGCAGTCAAAGCAGTGTATCGCCATCATTGACAGCATCAAAGCGTATGCAAAGCAGAATCCGACAGAAGCGCAGGTCTATGAGGACTGGTTTCAGGCGGTGGTAAACCTAAGAGACACTCTGCCGCAAGACAATCGGTTCGATGCTTACAAGTACTCTGGCGAGCTGCGCTCTGTCTGCGCAGCCATGATGGGCAAGATGAAAACAGGTGAGGACGTGGCGAAGGTCTATGACATTATCGGTCGGACGTACCTGTTTGAAGCAAAGGACGTGTTTGATAGTTATTGCATCTACCTTGAATGGAACCGTGCGCCGGAGAAGAAGTTTTACCAACCACGCAGACGTATTCTCCACACGCTTGTTAATGACCTAGAGGATTTGTTTTTCCATCGTGTAGATTTCTTGGGGATTTCTATGGCTCCGAGAACAGGAAAATCAACTCTTTGTATATTTTTCATCACATGGTTGATGGGCAACCGCCCTGACGTTGCATCGGTTATGAGCGGACACTCTGACAAGCTGACCAATGGCTTCTATGGTGAAGTGCTGTCCATCATCACTGACCCTGTAACCTACAACTGGGGCAAAATCTTCCCTGACGTTCAGCTTGTGGATAAGAGCGCAAAGGACGAAAGCGTTGACCTGAACCGAAAGAAGCGCTTCCCCACCCTGACTTGCCGCTCCATCGGCGGCACGCTGACCGGTGCTGTTGAAATCGGTGAGAATGGCGTTCTGTACAGTGATGACTTGATTGAAGACTTGGAGGAAAGCCTGAACGTTGAGCGTTTGAACAACAAGTACGATGCCTACCTGAACCAGCTAAAAGACCGCAAAAAGCAAGGCGCATTGGAACTGATGGTTGGTACACGCTGGAATGTGCTTGACCCTTTGGGACGCATCCAGAACCAGTATGCAGACAACCCGAAGTACCGATTCCGGGTGATTCCTGCGGTGGACGAGAACGGACACAGCAACTTCAATTATGACTATGGCGTGGGCTTTGACGATGCCTACTATGCCGATATGAAAGCCAGCATTGACGATGCGACATGGTGGGCAAAGTACATGGGAAAGCCCTATGTGCGTGAAGGTCTGCTGTTCCCTGCTGATGAACTGCGGTATTTCAACGGCGTTCTGCCTGATGGCGAGCCTGATCGCAAGCTTATGGTAATGGATATTGCATGGGGCGGCGGCGACTTCACCGCCTGTCCTATCGCTTATGTGTACGGAGATGCTGTGTTCATCCCAGACCTTGTGTTCAATAACGGCGATAAGACCGTGACCAGACCGGAAGTCGTGGGCAAAATCATCCAGCACAAAATCAATGTGGTGCGCGGCGAAGCCAACAACGGCGGTGACGAATACTGTGACGTGGTAGACAGCCAGCTTCGGCAGCAGGGTTATCACTGCTCTGTTCGCAGCCAACGTGCGCCAAGTGGTCAAAGCAAGCTGTCCAGAATCATCCAGTATGCGCCGGACATCAAGAGGTTCTACTTCCTTGATGAAAAGCACCAGTCGAAAGAGTACAAGGCATTCATGGAACAGGTGACAATGTTCACGCAGCTTGGCAAAGTTCCGCACGATGATGCACCGGATAGTCTGGCACAGCTTGCCGATGAATTGTATAACGGAATCAGTAAAATTGAGCCTGTCAAGAGGCCTTTTTGATTAAAAACACAATATATTGTGTTCGCTGGGTCTATTTATTTGATTTCACCACTTGACAAGGCTTATAATGTACGCAGGAAGATTTGCAGCTTCCTCTAAGGAATAGCCCAGCGCAGCAAGGTTTTTTCATTTTTACTTGCTTGGGCGTCAATAGGCATATTCCTCCTTTCACCGGTGGAGGTTTTCTCACTCTTTTGCCTTCACCGGGCTTTATATGTTGCGTTTCCAATTGTAAGGGGAATGCCAGACTGTCTCCCCCACGGCTGGCAAGCAACGGTTCGATTCCGTTACGCAGTACAACCATCTTCTTTGCTTGGCTTTCTATTCTCTGAATCCTCCACCGCTACTCCCGGCTCTCGATGCAATGGTTAGGCATGACATTGCAAAGAGCAGCGGTTAACCAATCAAGCCGGGCTTTTATGTTGCATTAGCTCAGTATGGCTAGAGCATCCGGCTCATAACCGGACATACATTGGTTCAAATCCATTATGCAGCACCAAAATTGCAGCTTACCCGTTTACGTCTGTCCAACAACTGAATGTAAAGGCTGCAATGGTTTTCTTCGGGCGAAGAATAGCACGGCTGGAAGTGCGAACAGTTTCCCAGTAGCTTCTGACAGGTCTGTGCTCAACAGCCTGTTTCCAGAAATTCAACGAAAGGAGCACAGATGGTAGCAAAAGTCAGATGCAAGCGTCCTCGAAAAGACGCAAACGGTAATCCGTGTGATTGCGGACGTTATCTTGGCGAAGTGGAAGGTAAGTTCTCCCTTCTGTGCCCTCTTTGCCATTGGATTACAATTGGAGACTCCAACCTTCCAAAAGATACATGGGTCTCCGTACCAAAGTTTAAGAACTGAATAGCTTTTGAAGCGCAGTTGTAAGCGCAGTGAGATAGACCTTAACAGGTTTGTCTTGCTGCGCTTTTTATTTTGTCAGAAAGGAGGAATGCATGGCTGAGTATCAGATGGTCGTTGGCGGCTTCTTGAATGAGCCGCTGACTGGTCGCAGACCGATTGAAACACCGGAGACGGAAATCAACCGGGCAAACGTGCTGAAAGTGGTCATGGGCAAGGCAGAGCCTATCCATCTGCTGAACAAGAACGAGATTCGCTTCCTGCACAACTACTACTTGGGTAGCCAGCCTGTCCTCCATCGCACGAAGGAGTACCACGCTGAAATCACCAATCGCATTGTGGAGAACCATGCCAACGAGTGCGTGGGTTTCTATACAGGCTACATGAGCGGCACTCCTTGCTCTTATGTGCGGTCTGAAACGGCAACTGGTGACGGTGAGGAAATCGCTCGCCTGTCCAATGCTTTGCAGTATGAGGGCAAGGACGCGCTTGATCGGCGACTCTGGCAGTGGATGTTGGAATGCGGACAGGGGTATCGCATTGTTCTCCCTGACAAGGGGTACAACGGTAACTACCCGGACGAAACGCCCCTGTTGGTGGATGTTCCCGACCCGGACATGGCGTATGTGATTTACAACTCCGGCATCGGGCATAAGCCCATTGCCAACGTGCTACACATCCCACGCAATTATCAGAATGACTTGAACGACCTGATTTGCGTGTATACGCCAAACCAGTACTTTGAAATCGACAACGGCAAGGTCACAAAGTCTGAGAATCACTCTCTGGGAATGCTGCCGATGGTCGAATACAAGCTGAACCCGGAGCGGATGGGTTCGTTTGAACCGGCTATCCCTGTGCTGGATGCCATCAACGACCTTGAAAGCAACCGTTTGGACGGCGTGGCGCAGTTCATCCAGTCCATCATGGTGTTTACCAACTGCCTTGTGGATGATAACGCACTGAAACAAGTCAAAGAACTTGGGGCAATGTGCTTGAAATCTACAACCAGCTTGCCCGCTTCTGTTTCTCAGATTGCAAATGAGCTTGACCAGCAGCAGAGCCAGACCCTGCTTGATTCCATGTTGAACGTGTACCGCAGTCTGACTGCCATGCCTAGTGCCACTGGTAGCGAGAATGCAACGTCCGATAACGTGGGAGCAGTCATCGTCCGCAACGGCTGGAATCACACTGAAGCGAGGGCGCAGCAGTACGAGAATATGTTCAAGTTCGCTGAACGCCAAAGCCTGTCTGTAATGCTGAAAATCCTGCGTGACACGGCTGGCTCTAAGCTGATGGCAAGCGACATCAACATCAAACTGCCACGCCGTCAGTACGATAACCAGCAGAGCAAAGTTCAGATTTTCGCACAGATGATTCAGCAGCCGATTGACCCGCAGCTGGCGTTCACCACGCCCGGTCTGTTCCCTGACCCGCAGGCTGCTTATGAAATGAGCAAGTCTTTCCTGATTGCCGCTGGCAAGCTAGGCGAGGATGGGAAAGCCCCGAAACCGCAGGAACAGCCTAAACAGGATGCTGCCGACACAAATGCCGGGAACACGGCAGACAAACAGACTACCGATACCAATAAAGAAACAGAGGGCGAATAGCCCTTTGCACATATCCGAACATTCAAAATCCACAAATAGGAAGGATGGATAGAAATGTTAGTTGAAATCGCAAAAATCAACCATGAAGAACGTACCGTTGTTTCTAGCTTAGATATTGCTGAAACATTCGGGAAAGAGCATCGCCGTGTTCTTCAAGACATTCGTGAAATTGGATGCTCCGAAGGATTTCGACTGCACAATTTCGTGCAGTCCTCTTATGAAAATTCGCAAGGAAAGCAACAGCCTATGTTTCTTGTGACAAGGGATGGATTCGTTCTCCTTGCGATGGGATACACTGGCGAATTGGCAATGCGATTTAAGGAAGCGTACATCAAACAGTTTAACGCAATGGAAAGCGCATTGCGCGGAAAACTGATTGAACGCGAAAAAGGCATTGCTGTTCGGCAAGCTCTTACAAAGGCTTTGCAACAGTCTACCGAAAATGAGCGGATGCACGGTCACGCATATTCTACATATACCAATGTCATTTATAAAGTTTTGTTTGGAATGAACGCCGCACAGCTTCGTGAAAAATATCAAATCAAAGCATCTGATAATTTACGCGATTGCTTTACGCAAGAGGAGCTTCGGGCGATTCAGTCTATGGAATGTTTGGTAAGCGGCCTTGTGGATTGCGGATGGGAATATACCGCAGTTAAAGACTTCATTACCAAGACGAACGCACACAATCTGTTGTGCGCATAATTCAGAATCAATCCGCATAAGCGGGCTGATATATTCCGGCAGGGAAGCCGGGATACAAATTTCGCAGCGTTGCAGGGAAGCAACGGTAAAAAAACGCAGGAGGAAATTAACAATATGAACTACAAAGCGTTACTTGGTGATGCCTACAAAGAGGGCATGACCGCCGATGAAATCATTTCTGCGCTTGAAAAGGTTGCAGACCCTAGCGCAGAGATTGAGAAGCTGCGCAACGCCGTGACGAAAGCCAATGGCGAAGCTGCTGAGTACAAGAAGCAGCTCAAGGCAAAGCGTACCGATGACGAGAATGCCGCACAGGAACAGGCTGACAAGCTGGCCGAACTCCAGAAGCAGAACGAGGAATACGCTAAGACGGTTGCTGCTCTGACAAATGAAAAGACGATTGCCACTTACAAGGCAGAGTTCGTGAAGCAGGGCTATGAAGCTGCTTTGGCTGACAAAGCAGCTAATGCTCTGGCTGAAAACGACACCGCGAAGCTGTTCAAGTGCCAGTCGGAGTTTATGACCGCTCACGACACCGCATACAAGGCTTCTCTGCTGAAGGATATGCCCACACCTCCGGGTGCGGATGGCAAGGGCGGCGCTGACAGCGAAGGCGTTGCTTTTGCTAAGAGCCTTGCAGCAAGAAAGAATGCCGAAAATAAGACATCGAGTGACGCATTGAACGCTTTCCATTAAGGAGGAAAACATGAAGTATACCACTACTCCGGTATCGGCTCCTGAAAGCACTATTCTGGCTGCTGATACCTACGTTGCCATTCCCTTTACTGTGACCGAAACCGATGTCGTAAAGGCTGGCTATCCAATGGCAAAGACTGGCAAGAAGGCTTCTGCCACTACCGGGGTTTCCGATGCAGCAGTTACCGACGCCATTGGCATTCTGCTGCACACCGTTGACCCGTCCGTCAACCCAAACGGCGCACTGCTGATTCAGGGCGTTGTTGACCAGAAAAAGGCAAAGGCAAGTTCTGGCTTTTCCTTTACTGCTGATGACGTTGCCGCTCTGCATAAGGCTGTTCCCGCAGTCTTTTTCCGTGACAACATCGGCACTAATGCTTAACGGAGGTAAAAAACATGGATTTTCAGAAATATTTCACTTCCGATGCGATTGCTGAGTATTGGACGAATGATGTTACCAACGCGCAAGCATTCGGCTCTGATGCCCTGTTTCCTCCGCGCAAGAAAGCTGGTCTGGAGCTGAAGTGGATTCGCGGTCACAAGGGCGTTGGCATCTCCCTGATGCCGAGTGCATTTGACACGAAGGCAACCTTCCGCGAGCGCAAGGGCTTTAAGATGTCTGAAACCGAGATGCCGTTCTTCCGTGAGGGCTTCCACATCGACGAGAAAGACCGCCAGATGTTGATGGAGATTCAGAACAGCAACAGCACTTTTGCGGAGGAAATCATCAGCCGAATTTTTGATGATGCCGCAGAGCTGATTACTGGTGCTCGAATCGTTCCTGAACGTATGGCGTGGCAGCTGCTTTGCCCGGAAAACGGCAAGCCCGGTATCACCATCAAGGCAAACGGCATGAACTACATCTACGATTACGACCCGGATGGTACTTGGCAGGCAAAGAATTACAAGGCTCTTACCGGCAAGGCGAAGTGGGACGTTACCACTTCTACTCCCCTTACCGATTTCGCCACCGCGAAGGATGCGATTGCGGCAAACGTTGGCGAAACCATCACTCACGCTTACATGAACACCAACACTCTGAACAAGATGATTGCTTCTGACGAGGTGAAAAACCGTTTCATGACGGTTACGGCAAAGTCTATTGCCGTTCTTACCCAGAATGAAGCGCGCGCTCTGGTTGAGCAGACTACCGACATCAAGATTCATCTGTTTGACAAGATGTACCAGCCTGAAGGCGGCGGTGATTCCGTCAAGTACATCCCGGACGGTTATGTTGTTCTGGTTCCCGATGGCAAGGTTGGCGAGATGTGGTATGGCACTACTCCCGAAGAAGCAGACCTCCGTTCCGGTCTGACGAATGCTTCTGTTTCTATCGTGAACAATGGCGTTGCTGTCACTACCATTAAGGAACCTCACCCTGTAAACACCAACATCATCGCATCCGAAATTGTCCTGCCTTCCTTCCAGAAGATGGACGCTGTGTACTGCATTAAGGCTTACTAAGGCGAAAGGAGGAAAGCAGCATGGGAGACCAGTATTCCGAAGCGGCAGTCAAGCTGGGGCAGTACATCGCCCCTGCACTTGACCGTGAAATCACGGACGAGGACTACCCACTCTTCGACCTGCTGCTTGATTTCGCCAAAGATAAGATATTTGCACAGGGCTACCCCTTCGGCAATAGACCTGACGAGCTGCCCTTGCAGTATCAGTCATTGCAGATACGCATTGCAGCGGAACTGTACAACCACATCGGTGCAAACGGACAGACGAGCTATACCAACAATGGTATTACTCGTGTGTGGGAAAGTTCCGATGTGGCACAGTCCCTGCTAAATGAAGTAGTTCCGAGAGTAGGTGTTATCGGCTGATGTTCAATGGAAGCCCGCTGGATAAACGCCCACTGTGGTATTCAAACCCGGTTGGCGAGAAAACGCCTGTTGTGGACGAGTGGGGAAACGAGACTGGCGAATCCGCATACGAATCGTGGAGCGAACCCGTAAAGCTGATGTTGAACGTCAGCCCGCCTACTGGTTCTGCGGAAGCAAACCCTTTTGGAGCGTTCACGGATTACAGTTACGTTGTCAGTTCGTCCAGCAAAAAGCGTAACACACCGCTTTATGAAGGTACGCGCGTCTGGTTTCAGACAGACGTTTCAAAGCCCTTCAATTACACTGTGGTCAAGGTCGCAGAGCATATCACGGATACGCTGTATGCGCTGAAAGAGGTGGCCGCAAGTGAAAATTAAAGTGAGGTTGAGCGATGCCGGACTTCGTGATGCGGAACGTCAGATACAGGAGTACAAGACCACCCTGAACAAAAAGGCGCAAGAGTTTGCAAAGGCGTTGGCTGACAAAGGGCTTGATGTGGCGAAAGTTCGCTTTGCAAATGCAGAATATGCCGGTAGCAACGATGTCTCATGCCGTGTTGAGCAGAACGGAAATACCTGCACCATCATTGCAGAGGGCAAGTCGGTTGCCTTTATCGAGTTTGGCACTGGCGCACATCACAACGGATATGGCGGTGAACTACCGCCCGGCGTTGGGGCGCATGGTTCCTACGGCCAAGGCAAGGGTGCTGGCAGACGTTGGTACTACTACGGTGACCCCGGCAATGCTGGAACCTATGTGGATACCGTTCCCGGCAAGGGGCAGTTGAATTACACCAGCGGCAACGAACCGGCTATGGCTATGTGGGGAGCTGTTGAGGAAATGGCTTCTCAGGTCGAAGCAACGTGGAGGGAGGTTTGGAATAGTTGATCGATTATTTCAATTCTATCTTCACGGCTGTTGCTAAGGAGCTGCGAAAGCAAGTGCCAGGCATCTTCGTTACTGGTGAAATCAACGACAGCAACGTTAAGAAGTTTCCGTGTGTGCAGATAGAAGAAAACAGTAATCTCCCGATTCATCGCGATTCTGCCAGCCGAAGCAAGTACGCCGCTGTTTCCCTGCGTGTTCGGGTCTACTCTAACAAAAACACCGGGCGTATCGCCGAAGCGCGTTCCATCGTTGGAATCGTGGATTCTATTCTTGAACCGCTCAATTTTTATCGCAAATCGTTTGCCCCGTTGAATGGGCTGTACAACAATTCCGTCTATCGGATTGATTGCAGCTACGGGGCAACAATCGGAGAGGACGGAATGATTTACCGAAACTAAGGAGGTAAACATTCTATGAGTACTGCTATCTCCGGTCTGAATACCACCCTGTATTGTGGCGACAGCGCAACCGCTCTGACGAAGCTGTGCGACATCAAGGATGTACCCGACCTGATCTCTGAGCCGAACCTTCTGGATGCCACCACTCTGTCTGACCCTATGCAGGTCAACATTTTTGGCATTATCCAGAGTGACACCAAGTCCTTTACTGCCAACTACAACAAGACTGACTACAAGAAAGTCAAGGAAGCTGGATACGATGAGACTTCCGAGAGCAACACCGTGAAGTATTACGCCCTGAAGATGCAGGACGGCTCCGGCTTCACTTGGCAGGGTATGCATCAGGTTGGTCTGTCCGGCTTTGGCGTGGACGAGGTTGTGGAAATGACCATCAACTGCATCTTCACCAAGAAGCCTGAATTCAGCGAGACCCTGACTGTCAACGGCGGCTAAACCGCAAAAATCGAATCAATCAAACCGGGCAGAACTGAACAGCGGATTTGGTTCTGCCCCTATTTATAAAGGAGAGCATTTATTATGGCTGCTAAGGTTATCAACTTTCATTCCCCCGATGGCAAGAACACTTACGAACTGACTTTCACCCGTGACAGCGTGGAAGCCACCGAACGCGCAGGTTTTCAGATTGGCCAGTACACCCAGATGACCAACCTGCTGTCCAACTCTCGTGCCCTGTTTTACGGCGCTTTCATTGCACGGAACAAGGGCATCAAGCGCAAGGTCGTGGACGAGATGTTCCAGCACATCGAGGATAAGGAAGACCTGATGGGCGTTCTGCTTGAGATGTTCATGGACGCTTCCAAGTCCCTGCTGGCAACTGACACTGAGGACAAGACCGCAAAAAACGCAACGTGGGAGATTGTGTAACCGCACAATCTCAGGAAGCAGACGGAGAGGGAGAACCATTCTCCTTCTCCAAGCTGTTCCACGATGTAGAAGCCTATTACATCTCCATCGGCATGACATACGACCAGTTCTGGTACGGCGATGTCTGGCTGGCGAAGGTCTACCGTGACGCAGAGGAACTGCTGGAACGCAGAGCCAATGCAGCAGCGTGGAGAAACGGCTTTTACATGGCATCTGCGCTTTCCTCTACGGTTGGCAATATGTTCCGAAAGAAAGGGTCTAAGCCCATCAAGTATATGGATAGACCGATTCCCCTTACCCAAAAGGAGAAAGACGAGTATGAATACCAACGCGCAGTTGAGGCGCAGGAGCGAATCAAGAGAATGATGTTCTCTATGATGGAAAGTGATGGTGGTAGCGATGGCTGATGTTGATATTACGAGCTTATCCGTAGAGATTTCTGCGGAATCGCAGGGCGCAGAGCTTAATATCGACAAGCTCGCTACCGCCATTTCTAATTTGCGCACAAAGGGCAATGTCACGAAGGTTGTAAACAGCCTTGATAAGCTAGCCGGTTCCATTGCAACGCTGAAACAGGCATCCGCTGGAATGTCCGGGCTGGACAAAATCACCGGTTTTCTGAATGGCCTTTCCAACGTCAACACGACCGCAAGCGCAAAGAGCATCAACACGGTCGTGAATGCAATCAAGAAGATTCCAGCGGCTGTGTCTGGCTTGAACGGCGTGGACTTTTACTCCATGTCTGGCAGCATTACTCAGCTCACTAACGCTTTGGCTCCGCTGTCCATTCTGGACGCATCGAATCTTAAAGCTCTTGGCAGTGCTTTCAATGCGATCGGAAAGGTCCCCGACCTGACCGACAAGCTGAAAGCGACTGACCTTGATTCTTTTGCAAGCTCTTGTCAGAAGATTTCTGCTGCCCTTACTCCCCTTGCATCTCAGCTTGACAAGGTGGGCAACGCTTTTGCAAAGCTCCCTCCGCAGTTGAGTAAGGTGGTCACGCAGGCAAACCGTGTGACCGCAGCCAACGAAAAGCAGCGCAAGAGCTATCTTAGTCTGTCCAATCAGATGAACGGCTTTATGCGGAACATGGCAAAGCTGGTTTCGTTGAAAGCTATCGCTGAGTATCTTGGCAACGCTGTTGCGAAATTCAATGACTTTTATGAAGCAACAGACCTGTTTCATAATGCTATGGGCAATCTGAGCGGTGAAGCTGATACGCTTATTAGCAAGATGCAGGGCTTGCTTGGCGTTGACCCGACCAAAGCGATGACCTACATGGCTACTATTCAGAGCTTGGGTACTTCGTTTGGTCTGGCCAGCGACAAAGCATACGTTCTGTCCAAGAACCTGACTCAGCTTGCCTATGACGAGGGTTCCTATTGGAACAAAGACGTTGCGGAAACCTTTACCGCAATGTCCTCTGCAATCTCCGGTGAGATTGAGCCTATTCGCCGTTTGGGCGTTGACCTGTCTCAGGCACGGTTACAACAAGAGCTTCTTGCCTTGGGCTTTAACAAACAGGTTTCTAGTCTGTCTCAGGCAGATAAGGCGGTTCTGCGTTACATTGCCATTATGAAGCAGACTGCCAACGTGCAGGGCAACCTTGCACAGACCATCCAAAGCCCTGCGAACCAGATTAAGATTCTGAAAGCGCAGTTGGATATGCTGGCGAAGTCTGTTGGCTCTTTGCTCTACCCTGCCCTGAAAGCCATTCTCCCCCCGCTGATTGCCGCTGTTCAGCTCATTCGAGAATTTGTTGAGTGGGTGGCAAAGCTGATGGGCGTGAAGGTCGTGTTCACTGATTTCACTAAAAGCGCTGACAGCGTTGGTGGCATTGGTGACGCAATGGATGACACGGCAGATTCGACAAAGAAAGCCGCCAAAGCCCTCAAGGATTACACGATGGGCTTTGATGAACTGAACATTATTGATCCAACGCAGGGAAGTTCCGGCTCTGGCAGTGGCGCATCCGCTGGCAACATCTTGGGCGATGTAGACCTGTCCGGCTACGATATGTTCAAGGACTACATCGGTACGACGATTGATGAAGTCAAAGCGAAATTGGAAAAGTTGGCTCCTTTGGTTGCTGGTATCGCTGCCGGATTTGCAACGTGGGCTATTGGCAACGCTTTGATGGATGCTCTTAGCAAAATCAAAGGCGACGGAACCTTGATTGAGGGCATTCTCAAACTTTGGAAGTCTCCCATTATGGGAGCAGCTGTCGCTGTTGGCATCATGGTTGCTCGTTTTGTTGACCTATACCAAAACAGTGAGGCGTTCCAAAAAGGCCTTGAACGTGTTCGAGCTATGATTTACCTTGCTGCGGAAGGGCTTAGGCAGGGTTGGAATATATCACTCACAGATGGAAAACTCGGAGAATCCATCAAATACCTGAAAGAATCTTTTTCTAACTTAAAGCAAGTAATCTGGAATCTCATTCCAGAAAGTTGGCAGGAGGGCATTTCTTCTGCGTTCAAAACAATCTCTAACGTTGTAAAAGGCCTTGATCTTGATGTTGGTGATTTAATTACAACACTTATGGGCATCGGTCTTATTGTTAGCGGTCATCCTGTAGCCGGTCTTGCTGTTCTTGGTTTTGAAGCTATCACTGTTGCAGTTCGTGGTCTTGGTAGCGAAAGTCAAAAAGAAGCTTTTGAGATGGAAACGGACTGGTTCAATGCTTTCAAGTCTATGGGCGAAAAAGTTGCTGATTTTGTAGGTGGCGCAATTACAGCCATTGGAAATCTTATCAATGATTTCGCAATTTTTATTGGATGGATTCAGAACGGTGTTTCCGAAACTGACAGGCTTGACTTACAGATGAACGGTAACTTCATCGAGAATGCCGTTATGGGCATTGCTCAGCTGATTCACGATGTCGGAGTGTTTGTCGGATGGATTACCAATGGAGTGAGCGAAACCGACCGTCTTGATATTCAGATGAACGGTAACTTCATCGAAAAGGCGGTTCTTGGTTTTGCTGACCTTATCAATTGGGTAAAGGATGTTGTTACATGGTTCGTACATCTCGATGAACACGTCGAAAACGGTGCGAGAGCTGTTCATGGATTTATTGATGATATCAAAACGTGGGCAAAAGATGCCGCAAAAGCTGCTTCCGATATGGTAACAGCCGTTGCAAATGCTATTGCTTCTCTTCCTTCCAAAATGTTTGAAGCAGGCAAAAACATTTGGCGGGGCCTCGTAAATGGTATCAAAAGCGGCATTGAAACCGCAAAAGGCGCTGCGGCAAATCTTGCAAAAGCTATCATTGACAAGTTCACGACAGATACTGAAATTCACTCTCCCTCCGCTCTGTTTGAGCGCTTTGGTAAATTTATTGACCAAGGCCTTGCAAACGGTATCACTGCAGCACTTCCTTACGTTGAACAAGCTATGACCAATCTGGCAAACGCTGTTCAGCAGAAGGGCAACGAGATGATTGACTATGGCGCAGACGTTGCAAATGGCTTTGTTGATAACATGGTCAATACGTTTGACGCAAAGTGGAATGAAATCGACAACGGTCTTAAGAGCGACTTCATTGGCACGATTAAGGGCATGATCGATGCGGTCAAGAAAGGCGATATCCAAACCGTCGCCGAAAACACAGCGGCCATTATCTGGAAGGCAATGGGGGAAGAAAACCGAAAACAGGTCAAGTCTTACGCTTCTGACTTGGTTTCTAATCTCACCAGTGCTCTTAAAACCGTTGGTTCCAAAGTATTTTCTTCTGCAAAACTTGTCGGAAAGAACATTTTGGATGGAATCACATCCAAGTTTGGCGAAATCTCCACGCAGGTCGTCGGTCTCGGTAGCAAGATTGCAACGTCTTTTTCCGCTTTGATCGGGCCGATCTCAGCATCCGGCAGGGCAATCAGTATTGGCCTTTCTTCTGGCGTTTTGAGCCAGTTCCCATCTATCATCGCTGGCATTGCCGGGCTTATCGGTCAAATTGGAGCTGCTTTTATGGGCATCTTGCAGACGATCGGCAGCGTTTTGACCTCTCTTGGCATTCCAACCGGCGTCATCATGATTGCTGGTGGCGTTGCAATTGCAGCCGCCATTGCAGGAATTGTCGGAACGCTTGTTGGGAAGTACGGAACAAGCTCCCGCCCGTCTGTGAATGACAACTACTCGAGCTACCCCGGCACGAGCGATTACGATTCTGCTAACGGCTCTAGCACATCTGTTGGGAGCTATTATCCAAGTTCTTCTGCCAGCGGAGCGAGCCCCGCAGAGCTCCGCAGTGCCGTCCACGACGGGTGCTATAACGCATTCCTTGACATCTTCCAGCGGTACGGAGACGAGCTTACCGGAGGGAAAGAACTCAAGATTTATCTTGACGGAAAGCAAATCACTGCGTCCGTGGAAAAGCGGCAGTCTGAGCGTGGGTTTCAGATTATGGGAGACGAAGTTTACAGCTACTAAGGAGGTTTACGTTTTATGCAATCTCTCGTCACAGTAAATGGCAGAGAGCTGCCTGAGCCTTCCTCCTACGACGCTATAACAAGCACTATAGTCGATTCTGGACGAAACGTACAAGGCAAAGTCGTTGGGTCTGTGGTGCGGCACGATGTTGCAAAGATTTCCCTAAAATGGAATTATCTTACCGCAAGACAGTGGGCGGACGTCATCGGGCCGTTCACCACAAACTTTTACTGCACTGTTCGGTTTTATAACCAAGCAACTGCAAGCTACACGACAAGGCAAATGTATGTTTCCGATAGAACCGCTGGAATGTGGAGGCGTTCCCCGTCCAACGGAAACGTTATGGGATGGGTCGGAGCGGCCCTTAGCCTCGTTGAAGTTTAAGAGAGGTGATTATTTATGGGCTTTCTGCCTTCCGACAAGTGGCTTGAACAATACGACAAGACACTCGTTCCGGAGATGTTTGTTCGCATCACTTACCACGTCTCTGACGATAAGGCGCAAGCAGACGCTATTGCCAGCTCTTCCAACCAGGCTTTATTCAGCAACACGTTGTCTGTCACAGACCTGGATTCTGCTTCTTTGGCCAATTATGCCACCGGAGAACCTAATTTGTGGGTCCTTGACGGGAGCAAACTTTTGGTCCCAGGTTCAGAGCCCTACGAGAACGCTGGGTATTTAAGCATGGATTGTGTTTCTGACACAAACCATCCGATTATTACTTTCTCTTTCAGCAAAACACACACTGAAAGAATCCCCGGAATTACAATCGTATGGTCGTCCGCTTTAAATGAATATGCAAAATCTTTTAAATTGACGGTCTATAACGGTAGCGAGCTTGTTGCAACAAAACAAGTTGACGACAACCAGTCTGTTGAATCCTCTGTAGATTTTGAGATTTCCGGATATGATTCAATCAGTCTGGAAATTTTAGAGTGGTGCATCCAGGGCCGCAGAGCCAGAGTGGAGCAAGTTGAATTTGGCCTGCGTGTCCAATTTAGCAAAGCGGATTTGCTTTCTTATACGCACGAATCAAAACGCGACCCAATTTCTGGGCAGCTTTCCAAAGATTCCGTTTCGTTTTCTGTTGACAACTCCGAGCAACGCTGGAACCCGGTAAATCCAGGTGGGCTTTATCGGTATCTTTATGAACGTCAGGAGGTTTCAGTTCAGTACGGCATGGACATTGGAGATGCGGTCGAATGGATTGATGGAGGAAAGTTCTTTCTTTCTGGATGGACAATTCCGGCGAATGGCATAACGGCGTCGTTTGATGCCAGAGACGCTCTGTCTTTCCTCCAAGATTCCATCTATACCGGGCACACGAGCGGAACGCTGTATCAGATGTGCTTTGATGCATTGGAACTTCTGGATGTTCCCGGGATATCTTACGAAATTTCGGAAGAATTAAAGGACTATTCTTGCGACATTTCCTCCGATACTTCTTCCTACAAAAACGCAGACATTCTTCAGCTTGCTGCAAACGCAGCCGGGATGGCTCTTTACCAATCCAGAGATGGGGTCATTCACATTGAACGTGTCCCTCTTGTTCCAGTCACGAGGTCTGGTATTGAGGAAATATCGCTCTTGAATAGCTTTAAATACCCAGAAATAACGTTTTCGACAAAAATAAAAAACGTATCGTGCAGGGTCGGCGGCGAATCCGTTTTTTATCCAGCCGGAGCTAGTGGGAACGGAGCGACCCAAAGCATCAATAATCCGCTTGTATCGAAATCTGTATCTTCTAGCGCAAAAAATGCGTTGACCGAAACATACGCACTTCTTTCTAACAGAAGAAAAGTAAACTTGGAATTTCGTGCAAGCCCCCATATTGATGCGTTGTCTTTTGTTAGAGCAAACCATCAGTTTGGATATGCATCGAACGTTCTCGTTACGGATGCCAAGTATACCTTTAACGGATGTTTTAAAGGTACGATGGAAGGATATATGGTGGAAAGCGTAAGTGCTCTTAGGCTTGACAGGGATTCCATTTCCGTTGCTCCTGGAGAGACTGTTCGTTTAACCGCAACGCTTGTTCCTTCCTCAGAGGATTCCCCAGCAATCGGATGGGAAGCATCTCCTCCCGGCGTTGTTTCCATTTCCGTCGTTTCCAATAAAGGCGACGTTTCTGCTTGCGACATTTCTTTTGTTTCCAGTGGAGATGCCGTAGTCACAGCCTTCGTATCTTCCGTATCTGCAAAGTGTAACGTTATCAGTCAGGCTCCGTCTTTGTCGGATATGCCGGAAGGATCGTCTGTTTACATTCAAGAAAGTGGTGCGGATGTAGAGTTTGTTGTTGCAAAACATGGGTATGAGCCTGGTTTAAATGGTCCCGGAAGAACACTTCTTATCAGGAAAGAACCTCTTGCTGAAACGGTGTGGAACCAGACGCACGTCAATACATACGACGGAAGCTCCATCGACAGGCTGTTGAAGGGAGATTACGCAAACAGATTTAGCGATACCGTCAAGTCCGCAATGGGGCTTACCTCTTTTTATTACACGGTAGGCGGTAGCACTACGGAAATCAGAACGCTGTCTCGCAACGTCTTTCTTCCGTCTATTTATGAAATGTTTGACCCAGAAGACAAAAACGCAGATGTTTATGTAAATGGCAGTAACCCATTTTTCAAAAAAGAAGGTTCTGTACTACCAAAGCAAACCCGAAATGTTTTTGTTCAGTCTTATGATGATTCCGCCAATCGTCTTATCCGCAGATGGTCACGTTCCCCTGCATGGCGAGATTTTGATGGAAACCATATCGTGGGCCAACTCGTTGGGACTTACAGTCTTGGAACGTCTAGTGCAGGTAGGATTTTTTTCCTCACAGAGCAGTACAATGCTTGGAGCTCTAACAAGTTCAGCCCTGCTTTCACGCTTCCGTCCACGACTAAAGTCGGCAACGGCAAAAAGATTTTGCTTTAAGGAGGGGCTATGGCGATTTGGATTACAGACAGAACCCAAGACGATGTTGACCGCCTAAAGTTCATTTACGGTAAAGCCGTGAATGGGACCTGGACGGATGAGGAAAAAGCGGAGTGGCTTTCCGGTATGAAAGGGGCTCTTGACTACAGAGATTTTTCGAGAATAGAAACCGGCATATCCGAGCTTGCTTCACTTCTTGGTGCGGACGTAGATGTCAAGACGAACTGGAACATAAACGGGTATCTTACCACGTCAGATGCTACTAGGTGGCTGTCGAATATCGAATCTATTCGTTCTAAAAACTCAGGGGACGCCAAAACTGCGCCGACACCTACGTCTATGGATAGGCTCGGATTCGAGACAATGAACCAACTTGAAAGCATTTTGTCAGACATAGAATCAATCGCCAAAACTTACGTTACTTTTTCTGGCGAATACATGGCTGGGGAGGACCAATATGGTTTTTGAAGACCGCATATCAAAATATCCTGGCAGGTGGACGTTGGTCCGTGAGGATGGGTCGTCTGAAGTTGTAACGCTCGTCCGAAATGACGAACCCATAAAGGACGGCACACCGATCAACGCATCCACTTTAAATGAGCTGAGCACAGTTGCAGGGGCCATTAACGCAAAAGAAGAAGCCGTTTCTGCGGCAAATTCCGCTGCGGAAGAACGTGCAAAAGCAGAACAGGCTGCAAAAAATGCCGCAAAAGATGTTTCTGCAATTGTAAAAGCGGACTCTGAAAATGCAGCTTTGTCTGCTGCTGCTGCCAAGACAAGCGAAACCAATTCAAAGAATTCGGAATCTCAATCTGCTATTTATTTGCAGGGCACAAAAGAATACTTTGAGCAGGTCCGCACCATCACCATCGGTGCACAAGGGTGGTACGCCACGCCGGAAGCTCTGAAAGCCGCTGTTCCCATAGGCGAAAATGGCTGGTGGGCAGTCGTTGGTACTACGGACACCATTTGGACGTGGGACAATGATACAAAATCGTGGAAAGACAGCATTCAAAAAGCCGATCTTTCCGACTACTATACCAAAGCCCAGGCCGACGCCAAGTTCGGCACGCCGTACACCCTGCCGCCTGCTACGACAGACCAGCTGGGCGGCGTGAAGGTAGGCGACTATCTGGACATTGCCCCGGACGGCACCCTGAGCGGCAAGACGCTGTATGACACCATCGCGGCCAGTGTGGCGGTCAAGTCGGAGGCGCGGCTGGTGTGGAGCGGAAAAACAACGATTGGGAGTAGAAAAACTGAGACAATTAACGTTCAGGACGGTGTAGATTACGTTAACCTCCGCGTAAACGAAGCTGATTTTAATCTTACCCCTGGTATGACATATGAAGCTCACATTTCTGGCGCGGGAAGTCTCACGGTCACAGTATTATTTTCGGCCGACAAAAAAAGGCTTGAATGTACCCTTACCAATACGCTGAATACTGTATCGGTTGTATTCACCGGCTACCACTACCCCACCTTGGCAGAGCTGCTGACCGAGACGCAGGCCGCCCAGGCGGACACGGACGCCCTGGCGGTAGATCAGGAGTACCGCGTCGCCCTGCTGGAGCTGGGACTGACCGATGACACCACCACTGACACAAGAACCACATAAGGAGGTAAAAACTATGTTGTATCGTATCTGTAAACGCCTGATCGAGCGCGGACAGACCGCTGGCCTTGCGGAAAAAATTGATGTTTTTTACGCCCTCGGCCGCATCACCGAAGCCGAGTACAAAGAGCTGACCGAGCTGCTGGCCAAGCAGAAGGCCGTCCATGGCGCTTAATGCCTACTCTTGGGCCCGGGAGGTTGATCGCAATAAACAACACATTTTTGACCGCACTTTTTAACTTTTTGAGCCGGTTCTTTGCCGCTTTGGCGGAAGAACAGGCAGAGCAGGAGGACACAATGGCATCTGTGACCGAGTGGACGGGAGCACCGCCCTACCGCTACATCGACGTAAGCCGGTGGCAGGGAAAAATCAAAATGGAGGGCTGGGCTCAGGTAAAAGCGGCAGGTTACAAAGGCGTGATGCTGCGGGCCGTAGGGAGCCGTAACGGTGTACCCTACATCGACCCCACCTTCGAGGATAACTATTCCAACGCAAAGGCAGCCGGGCTGGATGTGGGGGCATACTACTACACCAACGCCACCAGTGAGGAGATGGCAAACCGGGAGCTTGCCGTGCTGCGGAAGGCCCTGGTCGGGAAAGAGATGACCATGCCGGTGGCAGTGGATCTGGAATCGCCGATTCTTACTGGGATGCACTATGGGGACTTATCCAATCTGGCAGCCTACCATCTGGAACAGATTGAGAAGATGGGCTTCTTCGCCCAGCTCTACACCTACACGAGCTACGCAAACGTCCATCTGGACATGGCAAGGCTTGCAGGGCGGTGGGACGTATGGCTGGCGGACTACACAGGCAAGACCCCCAAGGTTAGTTTTAAGTACAACGCTCACCAGCACACCAGTAAGGGCAGCGTACCTGGCATTTCTGGCCACGTTGACCTCAATGTGACCACACGCAACTACCCGAAAATCATCTGCAAGAAGGGCCTGACCCGTCTCCGGGAGGGCAAATGAGCGAAAAAGAAGCTCTCCTGTGGGTGCTGGGCATCCTGGGCAGCCTGTGCGCTGCGGCCATCACCATCGACAAGGTGCTGGAAATTATCCACAAGTACATCAAAAAGGTGCAGGAGCCGGACAACGCGCAGAACAAGCGGCTTGACGAAATGGACAAGCGCTTGCAAACGCTAGAAACGGGCTATGCGCAACATTCTTTGGCGCTTGGGCGTGATTTGTCCCGCTTCGGGGAAATCGACGAAGTAAACCGCCTGACGCTTGAAGCCGTTCGTGCCCTGCTGGAAGCACAGCTGACCGGAAACAACGTGCCCGCTATGCAGGCCAGCAAGGAAAAAATTGATAATTACCTCATGGAAGGAGTAACGAAACATGGAAGCAATGCTTAACTTTATCCCCGCACCCATCGCACTGGTACTGATGTTCATCGGCTTTGCCGCGCTGGCCGTTGGTGCCATCCGGCTGGGTTACAAGCAGTACGTCAAGCAGTGGGCACTGGAGCTCGTGACCCTGGCAGAAAGCAGCATCATGGGCAGCGGTCAGGGTGCAAAGAAAAAGGCACAGGTTTTTGCCGCACTGCGCGGCGCACTGCCGGACTGGCTGAAGCCTTTTATCACCGATGAAGTGCTGGACAGTGTGATCGAAAAGGCTGTCAGCATGATGAAAAAGGCACTGGCAGAAAAGAAGCCTACCATCAACAAGGAGTAATTTATGATTGAGCAAAGCGTATCTCTCGCATCCAATGGCGTCGTCAAAGTGCCGGGCTATGAGCAGCTGGTGCGCTTTGGCTACACCAAGAACCGGGGCGTGTACCGCCTGCACGTCGATGCAACCGGCGAGTGGGCAGGGCTGGCTATCCGCTGCTTCTGGCACGTCCCGGACGGCTCTGACCCGGCGTCCACGCTGGTGGTTGATGGCTATGTGGCCGTGCCTGCCAGCGTGACCGCACAGCCGGGCAACGGGTGTATCACCTTTGAGGGCAGCGACGGTACCAAGACCGTGACCAGCGCAGACCTGCGCTACCGGGTGGCCGCAAACTCCGGCACAGAGGACGGCACAGAGCCGGAACCGGGAACGCCTGCATGGCAGGCTTTTGTGGATGCCGTGAAGGAATCGGCAGCATCGGCGGAGCAGTCCAAAACGGAAGCGATGGACGCGGCAGAGCGGGCCGGGACATCTGCCCAAAAGGCCGAGCAGGCCCTCTCTGACACCATCACCGCCAAAAAGGACGCACTGAAAGCCATCGGTGACAAGCAGACCACCGCTACGCAGGCAGTGGATACGGCCCGGGACGAGGCTCTCCAGCAGGTGGAAGCCTCTACAGAAGCCGCCCAGACCGCCGCCATCAAAAACGCACCGCTTGGGAGGGTAGACCGTAAGATAGCCTTACTGCGG